TGCGCTGACGGTGGCGACGGAACCCTTGTACTTGTACACACCGGCAATGTCGGTTTTCTTGGCATAGTCGGCGGCGTCCGTCAACTGGGAAACCTTAGTGGGAATCGTGGGCTTGCCCGTCAGATCGGCATATGCGTGCGAATGGGAAGCAGCCGCATACGTTCCATCATGGTTATGATCGCCGTCCGCCTTGCCGTCCCACGCGGTCTTCTGAGCTGCGGTCACATGGACGTCGCTGTTATTGCTGTGGGTATAGGCCGCGTCGTAGTTGCCCTTCAGCGTCGCGGTCAGGTCATTGGTAGAAAGCCCCTTGCCAGTTACCTTGTCCACCTTGCCATTCAGCGCGGTGTCGATGTAATCCTTCGCCTTCGTCCAGAAACGGGTAAGACCGGTCAGATTTATGAGCTTGCTCATGATTCATTCTCCTTTACGCAAATTCCTGTCGGGATTGGAGGGGTGTCAGACTTCATACACAGCCCGCAGAACAACGTCTGTGCGGGCACCTTGGTTGTTCGCCGCATGACCGACAATCTTGTTGTCGTGTACATATATCATCTTGATGATGCGGCTTTCCGTCGTCACATCTGACTGATTCGCGCCTATGTACCGCGGAATGTCGCAGTAGAACGACTTGCCCGCCCATGTCGAACCAGACGGGTTCCATTTCGGTATAATGGTCGTTACGAAATCGCCGTCATTTGCTTTGCCCGTGCTTACATCGTAATCGCTCCATAGCAGCATCCAGCCCGTTCTGCACTCCGACAGCTTCTTAGTCGGCGTAACGGTTTGGTTGGCGCTCATGTAGTATACGCCGCTCCATAATACGTCCGGCAGTCCTTTGTATAGCGCTCGCCACCCGCGCCATGTTCCGGCATCGTGATACCCGGCGTAAACAGATCCCGATGTGCCGAAGGCAATCGCCCAGCCATAATCCGTGGTGTTTTCACCCGTCTTATGGATGAGATACCGGAATCCCTCCGTGCCGTTCGGAGCGTTCGTCGTGCCCGCAGACGCACCGCCGCGCGAATAGGCCGTATACATGCCGGGGGCAAGCGCGGTCAGCTTTGCGACGACATCCTGACCCGTCCACGACACGTATACATCGCCGTTTTCTTTGGTGATCGTCATATCTTTCGATGTGATGACCTTTGCCCAAGAACTCCAGCCGTAATCGCCGATTTTCGTGCGGGTGTACACCTCATGGTCGGTAGTGTTGACGCCGCCGTGCCTTAGCCAGAACTGCTTGACCGTTTGCGTCGTCGGATTGCTGGTCCACGGGACGACGACCAGCCAGCCGTTGGAAGTTCCGGAAGGTCTGTTGACGGGCTGATTCGCAACGGTGAAGGAATAGACCCCTGCAACCGAGTAATCATTAAGATTGGTATTCGCCTCGGTCACAGGCGTGGTGCCATGAACATGATTGGCCTGCGCGAATGCTGACGCGTGCTTCCCATCCACCGTGTCCGCATTGCCGCCGTTTGCGGGCAGGGAAGCGGGAATCGTAGGAATGGTAGGCTTCCCGGTCAAATCGCTGTATTTGCCGCTTGTAGCCACGCTGGAAAGCCCTGTAATCATGCTTGCCGGGTGCGTTGCCGGATGAGTGTATGCCGCCGGAATAGTGGGCTTATTGGTAAGGTCGTTGTAACTGTGCGTATGGTTTGCAGCCGCTTTACCCGCCAGCGCGTCACTCAGCCCGCTCACGTTGGCGATTGTATGCCCGTGGGTTTCAGCCGCCGCGCCTATGCTCGCCGGTGTATGCGTGTGCGTGGACGAAGCATAGCCGGTGTGAGTGTGGTTGGCCGCCGCCTTGCCTTCAAGCGCCGCTGCAAGCCCGGTAACGTCGCTCTGTGCATGAGTATGAGTAGCTGCGGCCTTGCCGCTTAGCGCTCCCGTCAGACCCGTTATATCGCCTTGGTCGTGCGTGTGCTCGACGTCGGCTTTGCCTGATAGGGCGGTGCCCAGCCCGGTAATGTTGGACTGCGCGTGCGTGTGCGATAGCGCCGCGTAGCTGGCATCATGGTTATGCGTAGCGGCAGCCGCTCCCACGTCGGCGGCGCTGTGCGTGTGCGTGCTGGAGGCCTTGCCCGCCAGAGCGTCCGCCAGCCCCGTTATCTGGCTCGTCGGGTGTGTATGGTTGCTAGAGGCCTTGCCGGTTTCAAGCGACGATATATCGCTCTCAATCGCGTCAAGGTCGTCCGTCAGACATCTCGTTCGGTCGTTGTCACGCCAAATCTCATTTGTGGAATAGGTAGGGACAAAAGCCATGTCATTACCTCCACTGATTAGTCGAATATTGCGTCTATGTCCGTCACGCTTGCGACGTTCATAATCTTCTCGTTCAGCACTCTGCCCTGATTCGCGGACAGCGCCTTCACTATGCTGGTACTGTCCAAGCCGTTGTAAACCTCGATTTCATCCACCGATTACCACCTCCTGCACGGGTTACGGACTTTCTGCACACTGTCGTCCTCCTGCCATATATTCCTCAAGCGCCGCTTTGATCCAGTAGCGCGTAAAGGTCATTCAGCGGGATATTCGTCCGCTCGTAGTTGTCATTTGTAATCGAGAGGAATTGCACTTGGTTGCTGGCCGGATAGAATACCTGCGCCCACGTGCCCGACGTCTTGGTGATTATGTTCACCAGCAATGCACTGGAGAACGTAAGCACAGACGGCGAACCCGCGAACGGCTGGAACTTGCCATACAGCACATATGACCCGCTCGACAGGCTCCGTATGTTCAGCATGTTGTCATAGTCCAGGCTCTCCACGTACTTTATGGGCATTGCGCTCCATACGGGCCGCCCATCCTTTACCATGAGGTACTTGCCCTCGTCGTCTTTCGTGATGCTTGGCAGATTGACGCCCATGTCAATCGCACCTCCTTGTCTGATTAATCGCACAATTACATCAAGGAGCATCACTATTCCTCCTGTGGTCAATAAAAAAGCACCCTGCTTTCGCAAAGTGCTTGGTTCTGTTGCTATGGTTTACTGCCTGTCGCTGAAAAAATCCTTCCAGTATGGATTCTCCCTGTCGAAGATTTCCTTCTGCTCGGCTGTCAGCTTGTGAGGATAATCGGAAAACATGTTGAAGTACGTTTCCTTATCGAATGTGAAAACAAAGCTGCCGTCCTCGTCGGAGGTATCAACCCACCAAATCTTATCGGCAGGGTTGTTCTTGAACAATTTATTTGATTGTGCCATGTTTACCCTTCCTTTGCTCAGATTCGCTGGTGTTGATGTAGCCCAGCAGCGTGGTCAAATCATCATTGGCTTGGAACAGGTCAATGTCCGTCAGGTAGGCGGTATTCCAATGGCTGCTGCTAGGTGAACAGCCGAACCGCCATTTGAGGGTGTCCCGAACGTCCTTGGTGAAATCATGCCATCCGCTGCGGGTTGCGGACTGCAATTCAAGGTACTGCATAACGCCATCGTCATTCAGTCGCACAATGGCAGCATGTCTGCCTACGGATAGGTAGTATTCTTTCCCCTTGACCATCTTCGCAAGGATGCGCTTGCCGTTGGTCAGGTTGCTCTTTGCACTGCTTTCCTCGACGGGTGCTGCGCCCAGCGCCTTGAACATGTTCAGCTTCGTCATCTTCTTTGAGAAGTATTCCATGCTCTTTCCGCCCCGGAAGTCAAGCACATTCAAGCCATGCTTTTGCCCGATGTAGGCAATGCCAACGGATGCACATGAGCCGCTTGTATTGTCTCCGCCAGCCAGCACAGATATGATCTCGCGCTCCGTCAGCGACTTGGTGTGCTTTTCGACTTTCTTGTATTCCACACCCTGCTGATTAAGCGTGTCAACAATGGCCTTGCACTCCTTGCTTATCTTCGGTTCTATTGTACCACTATTTTCAGAATTTTCAATATCGCCCTTCCATCCGGGGAAGTGTTTCCCGGTCTTCTTGAAGAACTCCGCGTCGGTCATCATGTCATATGACACATAGCAGCGGCAGTTAATGTCATGCCCGGCCACACCGCTCTGACCCGGTGCCTCTGCCTTGTTCCCATCCAGCAGGTCGAACGGCTCATCGGCAAGCACCGTCTGGCCTTCCAGCTTCATATGATTAGGGCCTTTGCCCATCTTGGAGGTCCAGCCGCCCTTTTTGCTTCTGCGTCTGCTCTGGGGGCGCACGCGCTCATCTTTCATGGTGCGCCATGTCTTGACCATGCGCAAACCGGTAGAAGTGCCCTG